TCACTGTCCGGGAATTACTGAAAACGGTGTCCGGAGATTACCGGAAACCCTGTCCGGACTTTGCCGAAACCCGCACGCAGCCCGCGGACCGACGATGAACTGACTGGAATCGATGTTGGTGATCCGGATAGGACTTGGATCATTTGTTGCTGAGCCGCCTGTTATGACACTGAAGTCCGCCAGGCTCGGCGTGAACCCAAGCCCATGCGAAATCGTAACTCCTGAGCCGTCGGCGGGCAAAGAACCTGCGCCTTTGTTCTTAAGCACCAATCCTTTGCGCTGTCTGCCATAACGGAGCCCTCCCGAGATCGTAGATGGCGCCGACGATTTGGCGAAATTGCAGCCATCAACAGCACCATCTACACCGACATTCTCGACGATAGACGAGCCCCCTGAAAAGTCAGCGCCTACGATTGAGCACCCCTCCGCATAGGTCAGCTCAATATCCTTCACGCAAGGATCCCCTTGATGGAACCTGTCGTGCTCAGAAACGAAATCGAGCAACGTGCCCGCGCTTAACCCGTTGAGGGAGATGCCAGCGCTGCGCCACCCAGCATACGTATTCTTTGAGGATGACAGCCCACGGATCTGGCCAACGCCGTATATCCCGTAGTTCGCTGTAGCGGCCCCCGCCGCCCGACCGAACCAGTTTTTCTCGAACTTTATGGCGAGCACATCGTTGACTTGACCGTCGATGTGCACGGCCTGCCCAATTATAACTTGGTCAAACACGTTGCTTTCAATGGCAAACTCAAGGCCGCATTTAAGTTGAAGGCAATACTGCCCGCCAGTCGAGGGAAGTACTTTGTTTCTTATGATAGAAACCCCCTCCGCACCCTGGCCGTTTTTGTCAAACCGAAAGCCATTACCGCCAAGAACATAGTTGCCCACAACTTCCGAGTTTCGGCCATCGTCTACCACGTTCAAAAATAACCCATTCGCAATCCCGGTGTTGGAAGAGACGCGGATGTGATCACCTGTTACATGCCTGATCGCTTCGGAAAATTGCGCGATGTAGGCGCCGGCGACGTCAACCGGGAGATTGTTTACAGGCTTGTCGATCAGCACATAAGACGTAGCGTAGCCATCAGGATTGACGGCTCTCCCCCCCGTAACCCCAGACAATCCGCCAGTAATTCTGAACAAGCTAGGCGTTGCAGCACGCGCTCGAATGACCGCACCGCCATCGAGAATCAGACGCACGTTCTGCGGGATTTCGCGCTGTGTGATGTCATAAGCGCCCCTTGGAACATAGACGTCGGCGCCATTCGAATACCCGGAAGCGGCATCGATCGCCTTATCGAACCTGGAATCCCAGTACGTGTCTCCAATCCCAAATAGGTTAACGGCAAGGGGAAGCGACGTGGCCAGATCACTAGACAACTTTGGGTGTGATACGGTTCCGTCCGCAGGCGTAGCGAGCTGCGTCGCCTCGTCAAGCATCTCCTGCAGCTGAGCCAGAAATGCGGTCCCCGACTGCTCGCTGATGAGCCGGAACGTCGGGCCGCTAATAATTCCGAGAATAATCATACCAGCGGGAAGCCCCCCAATGGCGACATCCGTCCCGCTTGCTGTCTTGATCCTGAACGTCGATCCGCCGTTGAACGCCACTGTGACTGGAGTAGCAGTGTTCGTCTCGGCTACTTCGAGCCAAATCAGCGCGGACGCGGAGACCGGGGTGCTCGTCGTCGCCTGGATGGCGTTCGCGGTACCAGCGCCGGCATCGTTCGCAATGATGAAGGAGAAAGGCAAATCGGAAACGCGCGCCCACGATCCGGAGCCAGAGGCCCCAGATTTCACGTAGATCCCGTTATACGCAACAGTGGGGTCGCCCATCACCCACGCCGTGGTGTCTGCCGCATGGGAAAGATCTGCAAAAAGGGCTGTTCGGCTCGTCTTCAGGATGTTCCCCGCGCCCGAGGTGAACGCCAAGATCACCTGCTCGAGCCACGTTCCCCAATCGCGGATCAGAGGCTTCTTCGGCTGGTCGGGATTGGAGCTCGGCCCATCCGAAAAGATAGTGGCGGCAAGTTCTACCATTGAGATTTCCTCATGCGAAAGCGCTCCAGCGCACGGCCAGAGCTATGGTTGGTTCGTGAATTCGGTTGATCAGGTGACGACGGTCGTTACCGACGCTTGCGCAGCGGAGGGCACGCCCGAGATGTTCTCGGCGCCGCACCAGTATTTCCACGTTCCGACACCAGGCGAATCGTTGAACGAGATCGTCTGGTTGGCGGTGACCGAGTAGGTCCCGATCGTTGTCGCGGCAGCGAAGCTCTGTCCCGTCGTCCCGCGCTTGAAGATGAGGAACCGGGTGTTATCGTTCGCGGCTTTCGCACTGACCGGAACCGTTGCGACCGAGTTCGGCGCCGTCAGATTGGTGGGCGTTCCTGGCGCGGTGGCGTCCACGGTTGATGTTATGCTCGCTGTGACGGACCAATCTGAATAAACGCCATTGGTCGCGACGAAAGCGGCTTGTACGTCTATCAGCTTGTTCGCAGGTACAGTGGTGGTTGCGAGATCGATATAGCCCCCGGCTGATGTAGCGTCTGGGAAACGTTGCTCGATCCAAGCGCCCGGAGTGCCGAGGCCGTCGGCATTAGCCACGCGGTACCGCACGACTGGTGTCAGGCTGTCGTCGTTGGGGTCGATCACGACCACCCGTATGTAGACGCTGCCACTATTCGATTTTGCCTGAACCAGGTTGATCACGGGCGTTGCTAGGCCGGCAGCGTTCGGGGCCGGCGGCACGGGTGGCTGCTGCCCTTCGTCCGTTGCCGGGGTCCATGCGTCTATGTTGCCGGGGTGCTGAACGATATCCATCGAGAAGCCGCCGCGCGTGATCGAAAGCAGCGCCCGACGGTTCTCGATGATCTTGTTGTTCAGTCGGGGCAGCCTGTTCGGCGTTTGCAGCCGATTCCAACGGTAATAGACCGCATTGATGCCGGAGAGGCGGACGTCGATCGACCCGCGCACCTTCTCACGGATGCGCAGCCATTCGCGCTTCGCCAGACGGCGGGCCTGCCGCCATTGATGGACCCACGTGTATTCCGCCTCCTGCGCGAGAACGCGCCCGGCTTCCAGTTGGGCTGCTGTATCTTCAAAGTAATCGGTGTCAGCGGTCGCATAGTCGATTGCCGGGTACGTGAATTTCGGGATGAGCCGATTGATCTCGTCCTCGAAGAGCACGTCGTACTGGATGTTGTGGCCAACGATATCCGCGTCCGTCAGCACGCCGCAGCGGCTTTCCCTGAACTTCCCGACCGTCAGGATACGGGCGCCATCGCCGCGGCTGACGAGGTGACCGTCGCAGGCGGCAAGGATCGCGTTCGTTGCAGCCTTTGGCCCATTTTCCGTCGTGTCGAACCCGTTGCACTGGTAGCGCTTCTCTGTGCCCCCACCGGCGAGAGGAACGTCCTCATCGCAGATGTTCGCTTCCTCGATCCATATATCGAGCACCGGAAAAATCGCCTTGGTGTAGTCGAGCCTTTCCCCGAACTCGTTGAAGCAGAGGTGCCAGGCAAGGATGACGGCGCAGTTTTGCGTCCACGCCCATGTGGCAGGGTTTGCCGGGTTCTGAGCAGGATCGCGAAAATCCCAGCAGTAGGCGAGATCAGCCTCAACCGAGACCGACGGCGCGTTGTAGGGAAACCGCTTGCTGAAATCCTTCTGCTTCGGCGTGCTGCAGATCATGGCGACAGACGCCTGGCCGTCTCCACGATGCGCATTCGTCCACGATTCCGGGATGCCGACTACGATGTCGGCATAAGCAGTTTCCGGGCTAGCCCCTAGACGGGAGTAGAGCAGCACGGTGCCACCGCCATACCTGCCATCGGCGAGCCCATTCACGATGTTCCCAGAGCCAATCGTCACTTCGTCGTCGTGCAGGAAGTAGCGGTTTATGGCTTTGATCCGGTGGCCCGTGAGAGCCTGCACGGCATAGAGACGATTTCCCTTTGCTTCCCAAAGCATGTAGGCGCCAGCGACGCGCGTACGGCCGACGCCCCACCAACGGTAAGGGATCGCCTGAGTCTTCGGAACTTTTCCATCCTCAGGCTTCGGTGTCTTGACGCCTGGGGCAAGGAGAAGTTGGAGACCGACGGTCAAAGCCGTGGCTGCGATAGCAGAAGCAGCACCGACCGCGAATGAAGTCAGCGCTGTACCGGCGCCGAATATCGGCGTAAACAACGCCGTGAAGATTGGCGTGAAGATGGGGTCGAAGAGAACCGTGCTGTAAAGCGACGTTGTGCAGCCGAGACCATAGCGCTGCAGCATCATGCGTTGATGGAAGCTCAAGCCTTATCTCCCCGGCTCCAAGCCGCCACAAAGTCGTATCGCTTCGCCCGGACTCCGGCGGGTGCCAGAACTGCCCAAACGGGTCCGAACCGGATTGCTCCGATCTCCTTGGTTCTGCCGTCTATGTCGGATGGTGCCAACACCACGCCGATGTCGCCGGTCACCGGCTCGTTCGTCCGTTCGTAGCCAAGTGGCTTCACTCCGTTATCGATCATTTGGACCAAGCCGCCCGACCGGGTGACGAACGCAAGCGCCCCCTGCTCATCCCGATAGGTGCCTCTGACTTTCTCGGCAGGGTCAACCCCCGTCTGATCTGCAACCCAGGACGCGCAGAACATGATGCAGTCGTCGCCACCTAGCCCGCCCCATCGAAACCGATGCGGCAGCTTCAGAAATTCGTGAATGTTCATTGGGGCCTCAGGTGTAGTGCGGCCAGACCGGCTGAACACCGCGTGAAAGACGGGCCGTACCGTCACAGAAAAGATCGGTCGGCGAGATCGCTTTCTGGTGCGGCGAAGACCACAGCGATCGAGACGCCCGGGATCGCGTTGTCTCCCCAGACACGACCGCGAGAGCTAGCGTCAGGCTCTGGCATTCGGTCGCCGTTACCATCGGGCTTGATTCCGCGACATGCGATGCCGTTCCCGTCCAGATCGAGATGATCTTGCTCATCGGCTGGTAATACTCATCCAGCGTTGTCAAGCCGAGCTGGACCGAGGCGCCACGCAAGGGCGGAAGACTGTCGAGCATCTTGCCGCCGGTCGCGGGGTCGATACCGGAAACTGAAAATTCGACGCTGTCAGCCGTCCCGTTTACGAGTACCTCGAGCGTAGGAACCCCCGTCAGTATCCCGCCCCCCAGATAGACGGTGCCATCGGGGTCGATGCTGTCAAAACCCGTCTGGATATCATGGACACCGAACCACATGTGCAAGGCGGGGTCGGTACCGACGCGAAGGAATATCCCGAGTTGGTGACTTCCACGCATCGCCTCGATGACGTCGTCAGGAACCCACCCCATCAGAACGCCTCAGCAAACTGTAAGGTTGGACGCGACTGATACCATGCCTCATAGTCCCAGGGCAGCGTGAACCCCTGCGGGAACTTCATGACGCAGAGCGGCCGCGCTAGCTCGACGCGCGTGTTGACTGCCGCCGCCTCGCGAAGGGCCGGGCTGATGGCGAGTTGATAGTCGACGTGGTCGAGATCGACGCCGCCGACGCTCTCCACCCCTTCCGATGTTTTCTCGCTTTCCCAGTACCGATAGGCGCGCCATCCTTTCGTCGGGTGGTAGATCGAAAACCAGTCCGACCAACGCAGCGGGCGAGCGGCGCCGTAGACGCGCATGGAGATCTGCCCTGCCCCGACCACCGCGGCGGCCGTCAGCTTTGCCCAGACGGTAGCCTGGGAGTAGCCAGAGGTGTCCGAAAACAGCGCGCCGTCAGAATGCGGAATACCGCTGATGATCGGCCGACGCTTGCCGTTGATGACCGGGAACGGTCCGATGCCATCGTTGATGATCGGAACGTTGAAGAACCGGAACCCGCCATTGCCTCGGGCGCCCATCCAATTGATGACCTCGTGCCGCTCCATGTCGTCACCCTGCAGGACGCATCGCTCATAGGTCGCCGTGACCCGGCCGCCCCCGCTCATCTCAATCGAGATCGCTTCCCCGAGCCCGTTCACGCCACCATCGATAGACGAACCAACATTGTCGAAGCTTGCCCGAGTCGGTCGCAGGTATTGGATCGGGACGGTAGGCTGATTGATGTAAGACCTAGCCATCTTCAACCCTTCTGAGATGTGAACCGGGTCTGTGTTTGCCCGAACCCGCCGCGGCGCTGCTGCTCGTTATATTCACGAAGAGCCTCGCCAACTCCCTGCTGCACAAGCGTCCGGACGTGATCGTCGCCATTTGCGCCCTGAATGTTGACATTCAGGTTGGCGCCGCTCGGAGTGCCCTTGTTGTTGTTCGCCGCCATCATCGACATCATCTTGTGATTGCTGGTGACCTGCGAGCCTTGCGGTAGATTGACAAGTTCCGGCCCCCGCTCACCGACGATCGAGAGGCCACCCGGCGCATAGCTCGTGCCATTGGCGTAAAGGCCTATGCCGCCACCCATCCAAGCGCTGGCGAACTGACTGGACCCGGCAAAGAGACCCACGCCGTATTTCGTCAGGCTGCTCAGAATTCCACCGCCGCCGCCATTGGCCATGAGGCCCTGGGGGATGCTGGCGAGCGTCTGGCCTAGACCGCCAGCGCCCTGCCCGAGTGCCTTCAGACCCTGAACCGTTTCCTGCGAAGCTTCGCCCAGCTTGGTGACGGCATCAGCGGCGCTCGAACCGGTCCCTATGCCCTCAAAATTACCGATGCCGGCCTTCTTCGCGCCATACCAAGCACCCCAGCCGCTCTTCTTCGCCTCGTCCAAGGCGAAATCGATGCCAGCCGGACCAGCCGATGCGTCGGCCGGGTCTAGCCCCGTCTTAGCCATGAACGTGTTGCCGAGACCGCCACCCTTATAGAGTTGGAAGGGTCCGAACGAGGGCTCGCGCACTCCGTTCTTGACGTAGTTCGACTGAAGATTCCAACTGTCGAGACCGCCCTCGGACTTGGCAACTCGCAGAGCGATATCGGGGTCGATGCCCCGCTGACGAGCCGCGTTTGCGATGTAGCTCGAAATCTCGGTAGGCGGGCGCAACGCACCGCGTGACACGGCTCCGACCGGAGCCCCAAACGTCTTGTTGTCGTTTGCTCCGAGCAACGCACTGAGCGTCGTGGTTGCACCTGACACGCCAGAGGTAGCCATCGCTCCAGAGCCGAGAGAAGTGCCACCGGCCAACCATGACGCCAGGCCAGTCGCCAGCTTGTCGAAGACAGCATCCCAGGCCTTTTCGGTCGCCTTCTGAGCTGCATTGAGAGCTGCCTTGCCCAAGGCGTCGCCGATCTTGCCGCCATTTGACCACGCTTCCGAATATGCGCCGTCGAAAAAGTCTTTGAAGAGCCCCTTGGCTTCCTCGCCGCGCATCTGCTGGCGCAGCGCGTTTGCCTCAGGCGATTGCAGATCCTCATTGAACCCATAACGCGTGAGCGTGGTCGCGATCCGCTGATCCGTGGCGCTTCGGCCGGCCTGTCGCTCCTGAAAGCTGAGATCGAGCCAGAAATCTGCCTTTGCGTCCTGCGCGCGCCGGTATGCCTTAGTGACGTCGTCGACGGCCTCGGCTTCCTTCTCAAGCTCGAACTGGTTCGGCTTCTGGCCTGGCACCGGAATGCCGACGAGTCTGCCGTCAGAGTTGAGGATCGAAGGTGCGTCCGGATCGCCGCCCAATTCGATGTTCGGCCGGCGGCCAGGCGTCGGGACGTTGAACGGCACGAAATCATTCGAGCGAAGAGTTTTCCCGCCCTCGGTGAACGTGGCGCCGCTGAGGATATCCTGAACCTTGTCCGCGCCAGCAATGCCCTTGATCCACTCGCTCTGAGCTTCGCGGGCCGCTTGCAGGCTACGATAGAACGACGCCGTTACACCGTCGACGCTCTTGCTGAAATCCTCAAGCGCGGGGAGCCCATGTTTCTTGATGGCGTCTGCCAAAGTGTTCTTGGCATTGTCGAAGTCGCGGACAGTCGCGGTGCCTGTCGCTACTCGCTCCCGAAGATCATCCCACGCATAACCCAAGGCCCGAATGGTCTCTTCGGTGCCTGGCCTTGCCTGCAGTGCAGAGAATGCGGTTACAGCTTTGTCCCGAAGGCCTTCCAGCTTGGCGCCCATCTCCTCTAGGGCTCGGCCAGCGAGGATGCCGCCGGCTTCGCGCCCCTGGCTGATCTTGTCAGCGCGATCGAGCTCGTCGACGTAGGCCTTCAGAGCCGGAGCTGCGTCACCCCAAAGAGTGGCGGCGCGTCGGATGACATCGTTCTGCTCTTCAAGAAGCTTGCTTGTCTTGTCCGTGCCGCTCTCAGCGGTCATGAAATACTGGACAAGCGCAGCCGTGCCCGCGGTCAAGCCGATGGTTACCAGCGAAACGGGACTGATGAGAGATGCAAATGCAGCAGCAAGGCCAGAAACGGGCCGCTCCATTGATCCGACGACTGACGCGAGCTGCGTACCCTGCTGTAGGCCGATCATGAGCGGGTTCATGCCCATAGCAGCGGTAACCGCGATATCCTGGAACTGGTAACCCGCATTTATGCCAGCAGCACGTTCGCTGCCCAAGCCACGCGAGGTATTCGAATTGGCTGCCTTCACGGCCGACCCTGCCGCCGTCGCCGACGTCTTCAGACGTTCATAAGCCAAGCGCTCCCGATCGAGGGCGGCAGTCATCTCCAGCCTCGAAATCGCGCCAAGCTTGTGTGCGCGGCCGATCTCCGAAACCGCCGCCTCATACTGCTTGGTGGCAGCTGCCAGCGGCTGATATTTCATCGTCAGACGCTCGACTTCCATTCGGAAAGCGCGGACGTGCTCGTCCTGGCTGCCGAACGTGCGGCCGAGGCTTTCGACTGGCGGCAGAACCTTACGCGCATCGTCTCCAGCCTTACCAAGCGCAGCGCCCAGACCAGCAGCTTCAGCCCCGAGCTTGCCGATAGCCTGCTCCGTACGTCCGGCAGATGCTGTCAGCTTGTCGAGGTCAGCAGAGGCGGACGATGCCGGCGTGCTGTCGATCTTGAATCCGAGGGTCGCTTCGGTCACCCGCATGCTCCTAATAGAACAGGCCCGCACTAGCGGGCCTGTTTTGCGTCATTCAAAGAGAGTTTCTAGTTAAATCCGATGTTCGGCTGGATGCCGGTGCATGCTCTTTCTCTGTCGCGCGGTGTCAGACGTGACGGAGGCACCTTGATGGAAACGTTTGGGGCTCCGAACGGACTGCAGTCCAGGATATATGCGGTCTGCACAGCCCGACTTTGTCCGGTCGCTGCGTTTGATGCACCTTTGCGTGCAGCGGCATCGATCGCAGGCGCCACGTCACAGGGTCGGTCACGTGCGCTCATAACACGTGGTCCCAATCCAAGCGGGCGACCATCCCTCTTGACCACCCCTTTGCCAGGGTCATTGAGCCCCGCCGTGTACATGTTCTTCATAGTGATCTTGATCTGGTTGCCGCGATCACCCTTCACTACTGTCTCGTCTGTATACTTGACACCCACTGGTGCAAAGAAACCGACCGGCTCGGCTGTTTTGGTGTCCAAAACCAAAGTCCCTGTTCCGGTTGCACTTGCTGTCAGGTTCATAGTTACATCGACTTGGTCGTTTATCAGGCCAGGATCGTAGCCCATTTTTGCAAGTTCGTTGTTGAACGTGCTCAAGCCACACGCAGTTTGCTGCATAGCTCTCTCTAGCGTTACTTCTTTTGGATCCACATAACTTCGCGGAATGGCAAACGCGCAGCTCTGAACGGTGAGGCAAATCGCTGATATACCAATGCTTTGGAAAATTTGTTTTTTAACCATTGTGCTTCTCCCCCACGGATATGGCAATGTTACTTCGTTATTATTTTATTAACCATGACTACATTGGCTAATTAACAGAATTAATCTGCTAGCTCCGTTTGTTAGGGAATAGCGCTTCAAACAAACGTGCTGTGAGCGGACGCTCGGAAACGACTTCGGTTTTCTCCGGCTCTTCATCCTTCGGCGCCATGACTTGGCGGCGTTTGATGTCGAGTGCGAGGATCGCGTCAAGTTGCCACTGTTTCAGGACGAGGCCGCGAAGCCTCGCCCATTCTGCGATTGCGACGAACCCGAGGGCGTTGGGCCCATAGCCGTTACCGGTGCGCTGCGCGTCGAGTTCCTGAAACCAGAACCAGATCTGCTGGCCGGCCGCCGGTACCGTCAGCTTCTCGCCCTCATGCTGATCGACGACAAGTTGGCAGAGCCGGTCGATCAGCTTTTGGTAAAAGAGCTCCGGCGCGCGGCCTTCGCCTCCACCTGATCACGAATGATCTTGAACTTGGTGTAGAGGTTGCGGACGTTCTCCTCCGAGAAAGGAATGACTTGGCCCGCGATCTTCGGGTTTGGCGTCCAATGGGTGGTTGCCTTTGCCAGGATCGCAATAAGCCGAGCATCGCCCTCATCCGACGGTGTTTCGCCAAGGCTTTCACGCTCGGCGGCAGCCTTGGCAAACTCGGATGCAACATCGCGCATCGCCTTCTGCATCCGATCGCTGTCCGGGCCGACAACCCCGATCTTGAGCCCGATGGCGTTGCCCTGCTCGTTTACGATGGTGATCTCGATACCCGTTTCCTGAGACTGGACGAGGGATTCGAGGCCGGAAAGGTCGACAAATTCATCAGCCATTATGCACCACCGACAGGAGCGAGCGTGAGGACCGGCGAGTTGATTTCGACGTTACCCTGCAGGAGACGAGCCGTGTTGGCGCCGCCGCCGTTTTCCTGAGCCGTCATGACGATCCCGTAGAAGTATTTCACGGTACCGGTCGGAACGGAGGTGGCAGTATGCACGCCGTTCTGGGTACCGGTCGTGGTGATTGCCGAGCCGCCTGGAGTTGCAGCAACACTGAAGGCGTCCGTCGTCGGGCTGACGACATAGTACGTGGTGCCGGCGACTAGGCCAGTGGGGAGTGCGCCAGTCGTGCTGAACTTGATGCTGGTGCCAGCAGCCAGGCCGTGGCCGGTCCAAGAGATGACGCCCGGAGCGGCAATCGTAATGGTGGCGTTTGCCGTTTTGGCCGGGGGCGCGTCGTCGAAGGCGATTTTGAATGGATAGTTGTAGTCGGTCTTTTCAGCCGCAATCAGCGCGACCTGGCCAGCATCCGTTGGCAGGATGATGAAATTGTTCTGCATCGAGCCCGCGTTGCGCGTGCCCTTCGCCTTCAGGTCGCGACCAGAAGAGATAATGGATTCGGTGATCAGCGCAGCAGCGTCGCCAATCGCACCCATCGTCTGCCACCCTTTCATCTCGGTGAAGCTTACCGAGGAGAAGAGTGCCGCGTTGATGTCAGCATCGTCGGGAACGTCATTGACCGCAGGGCCGATATATATCTTCGCGCCGGCGACCGGGTAAAGCTGAGCCATAGCTCATTCCTTTCTGTCTGATTGCGCTTGCCGAAGGCGCTGGAACGGCAGGCCAATCAGGCCGGAACTTGCGGGTAACAACGCCACCGGGTGGTGACGGGGATGTTGTGGTGAGTGTCACCGGTAACGAGGACGCCGATTTCCGGATCCTCGTCGATGCGAACCTGGGTATCAGTCCGAAAGAGTTTGGTGCCGCGGCGGAAGTGCGCGCAGAGTTGGCCAGTGACATTGTAGCCGTCGACGATGGCTGACCCTTTCGGCCACATGACGCTGGTGCGCAGGAAGCCCTGCCGGATCGGGTCCATCACAAGCGACAGGTCCGTCTCGATCGAGCGGTTGAAATGGACCTCGCAGACGACGAACTTGCTTGTGGCGGTCGGGCTGAACGTCACACCGGGCAAGACGACTGTGACGCCGGTCGGCGGAACGAACGCCTGCGCTCGCAACACCAACGCCTGGTAGATTTTCATTTCCACGGAATCGGCCATCTGCTACCTCTGTGGCCCATGGCCGAAAAAGCTCTCAGCGACATTGAGGTTCACGACCTCCTGCACGAAGCACAGTCGCTGATGCTGAACAAAACCGTGCGCACCGAGAACGGTCGCCAGGTACTTGCCGCGGCGATCCGGGATCTCGATGTTCTGCAAAGGGCCTTGCTGATTATGTCCGAGGGCTCGGACCCACTTCGAAGCGACCGCGAACCTGCTCCTCCGCCCGTTTGACCGTTTGAGGCCAGTCCTGCGCCTCTGCATCGACAAAGCCGAAACCCTGCTGATTGTAGACGCGGCCAAGGCTGTCTTGCCCGACGAAGCCGTAATTCATGCGCGGGCCGTAGGCGGCCTGAAACCCGAGATAGAGGGTTTCACCGACATCGAGGTTCGAGATGATCAGTTCAATCTCGCCGGCGCGATCGGGATACGTCTTCTCACCTTCGTCAACCGTCGGCATGGCCGTGGTCGAGCCCATGAGGGAGTTTTTCAGGTTGCCCGTGTCTACCGGCATCCGGCCGCCAGCGGCAACCGAGGTCCGAACGCTGTTCGCTACGATCTGTGAGGCAGTCCGAAGCACGGCAGCCTCGCGAGCCAGTTCCTCTTTCGCCCACTCCGAAACCTGGGCGGCAAAGCTGAGATTGTCAGCCATCAGCGTCCCCGCGACCGAGCGTATTCCTCGGCAAAATCGAAGTCGTATTCGACATGGCACCGGCAGCCGATGATTTCGGCAGCGCTGGCGCCGAAGCTGGTATCGCCGGGATACTTCAACAATGAGCCCGACGGTGACTGAAACGGTAGGTCCATCCCGGCAACCTCGTCGCCGTTCAGTACCTGGTGCGTGTGACGGACGCGGCCATCGCCGACAGAGCGCCAGCGGCGAGTGACCAGCGCGGCATCCCTACCAGACCGGTCCAGCCCCTGCTGATAGGCCTCATGCTTGGCAGCGTGGACCGAGGACTGCGTTTCCGTTCGAGCGATCGTCTGGGCCCGGAGTTGGACGTATCTGTCAGCCAGGCGCCCGGTGATCTTGGCAACGGCGTCAGCGGGTAGCGGCGTCCCCTCGCGGATGGCCTTCATCACCTGCCGGTCGAAACGCTTATCGCGGCGCGTCAGCATCAGGTAGTGCTTCATGCCTTCGATGTCGCCGGACAGCAGCGCACCCCGTGCATTCTCGACGGTACGGGCAAGCTGCGACGTCAGTCCGACCAATCCGCCCTCGCGTCGGCCGGTCACCCGATTTAGACGGCCGGCGATGTCGAGCGCAATGGTGTTTGGGCTCTGCCCCTTGGCATAACCGGCTTCGATACGCTCCCGAGCCATCTGCTTCGTGTCCTCGGTCACGTGCGTGATCAGCTGCGAGGACCGTTCGCGAATGATCTGCTCGGCCCGTTGGTTTTGCACGTCCCACCGAAATACGATGCGACCACCCATCGGGTCGGACAGACGCGGCATGTTCTTGCCAACCAGGAAACCGCCCGCATCGAATGCTTGCCTGATGGCCTCGTTCAGGGGCCGGAATGCTGCAGGGTCGATGTGGAGCGCCGCAATGGCGCCCTCGATGTCCCGCCGCTCCAAGCGCTCGACGACTTCCCTCAGCACGATCTCGGATTTGATGTCGTCGATAGCCTCGCGGAAAGCCTTCTCCATGTTCGGGGAAAGCTCGTCGATCAAAGCCTCGATCTGTTGGCGGAGTGATGCCATCAGTCGGCGGCGCCGGCTTTCTCGATCTTCTTCGCCGGCTTTTCTTCCGGCAACGCCTCGGCAATGCCGAGATTGATCAGACCGTTGGCGAACGAGGTTCCGACTTCGGTGTCGTCGATGATGTCACCAACTTTAAATTGCGTGTAGGCCTTCATGAAGCGGAGTTTCATGATTCGATCCTTCCATGGAGAGACAGGAACCCGCCGACTTAGATTCGACAGGAAACAGGAGAGAAGAATGGGTTTCAAACTGCAGTATTCCAAAGAGAACGCAGAGGCGGAGCTTGGTGTGATCGTTATCGGCTACCATGAAGCACTAAGAGCAACGCTGGGCGCCTTGGCCGCGGAAAAAGGTACCGAAGATCTCGCTTGGTTCGACCAACTACATCAGGTCGCGATCAAGGCGGCGGAGAAGACGACTACCGAGGGAGTTCCGTCAGAAATAGGGACAAAAGCCGTTAGCCAGAGTGTCGAGCTCATCGACAACGAGTTCAAAAGCATCCGCGCAGGTCTCCTCAAGGACAAGTAGTAAGCATCACGCTAAACGCCCCTGCACAATGAATACGACGGCCGCGATGCCGTCGTATTTGTTCGGATCACCGGCCACGATGGCGTAGTCGGTACCGTTGGCCGTGACGATGTCGCCGACGGTTGGCTCGATCGCGAGACCGACGGCTGAAATGTAGATCTGCATATCTCCGGTCCGGATGACCGTGCCGTCAATGTAGCGGGCCTCGTAGGCCATCGGGACGAGGGTTGCGGGGTAAAGCCTCAGGACTGGCTCACCGCCCAAGACTGTATCCGGTGGCGCGAGGCGCGTGACGACGCCGACTTGGCCAAAGCGGTTGATCAGCCTATTCGCAGTCTGTTGCGCTCGTGCGAAGTCGAAGGATACCATTCACGAGTCTCCCGAGGGTCCACGATGCTGCCTGACAATGCGTTTATGCGAAACATGCCAAATTCATTGTCGATCGAGGATCGACTTCGTTGCGAGGCAATCGTGACTTCATGCGATGTCGTCGCGTTAGCGTTCACAAACCTTGAGAAAACACTCCGGAGCGCGTTTGCATCTAACTTGCAGAGCATATCGAGCCGCGACCTCACAGCCATGTCGATGTCGTGCTGGACGATCGTCGACCATCTGCATGTTTTTCTGCAATTCTTGCGACGGCAGACCAGAGAGCCCGATGGTGTCCTGGATCGCTTTCTAAATGACTTCGAGTTTGTAACGCATATGCGAAATGCGATGGATCATTTGCACACAAACATCAAAAACGCGGCGGGGCGGAAGGATGCCGTGGACCCGCTACATGGAACCGTGCTCTTCAGCGGGCCCTTGGAAGCGGATATGACGTTTGAGTACGTTATCGTTCCCCTAGCCGCGCTCCATCGCGGCAGGCAGGTAAGTCCAGTCATCGACACTCATGCGGTGCCCCCTACGACTGGAATCGGCAACATCAGCTTTGCGGCGTTCGATAACCAATTGAACCTCTCCGAGGTGGTGGTGCGGCTAAGCGATGCGCTTCAGTCTTATAACGACTCGGCGGAGCGCTTTTGCAGGCAAGCGATCGAGCAGATTGCACCAGAACACGGCCTCGATGCGGACCAACTCTGGAATGCTAAAGTATCGGGCAACGTATATTTCCGAGTGCAACTTCCTTTACGTAGTCACTAAACGACCAAGGCCCCCGGCCAGCACGGAATAAGGAACGGCCAGAGCAGCGCCTCTATCGAGGTGACAACCGGAGTTGCCAACGCGACCAGATCGTCAATGTCGGTCGATGTCGACGTGGCATATTCGACTTCAAGCTGGCCGATCTTCTCACGCTTGACTGTGGCCGTGCCCGTGACGACGGGCGACAGGCTGCCCGGGTTCGTCAATTCGAGAAACGCAGCCTCATATGAAGCATTGACGATCGAGACCGGGATTTCGGTCGTCGGGATCGCCTCGCCGTAGTATGTACTGGCGCCGGTTCGCGGCCATGCTCTCTCCTGGGCGAAACCGCCAGTGCGCCGGCCGCTGAACTTTGGCTCGTTTCGATCGATCACCAGAGCGCCGCGCTGACGAGCCGCAGCGATCTGAGGATCGGTCGTCCCTTCAGGAATGACATAGCCGGCGGCGGCAGCGTAGGTCTTGAACTCTGCATCTGTTCCGTATCCAGCCATGTCGTTCTCCGATGGGTAGAACCCGGCGCTTATGCGCCGGGGTTAGTTGCCAGTTCTTCGAGGGCGGCGACGATCTCGTCCTTCTTCGCCGGCGTCTTGTCGCCGAGAAGCTTGGAGGCAGCAGACTTGAAGGACATGAACTGGACGTTCGGATCGTTTGCCATGGCGAGGACTTCCGTAGCGGACTTCGAACCGCCGCCTTCGTCAGTGATATCCTCGTCGCCGTCGAGTTTCAGATGGCCTGCATCCACCCACGCTTTCACCACTGGATGGTCCTTCACCGTCTTCCAGTCGGCCGCTTCGACTACAAGTGAAGCGCCGGCTGCAATGACCGGGCCGCCCGGGATGCCGAAGCCACCCGGACGCGTATTCTGAATAGTAATCTTGGACATAGCGAAAACTCCTCAGATGCCGTCGAGATAGCGCATGGCGCCGGGACGACGAACTTCGACACCGCCGAGGCGGAAAATGCCGGGCACTTCGAACTTCAGCAGACGCTGTTCGGCCTGTAGCCAGCGAAGTGGCATGGGCACGTGCATCTTCACGACATCCGGCGAGCGGCGATAAGCCACCATGCGGTGGGTGCTGCCGGCGCCGGCGGTTTCCAGACCGAAAACTGCCCGAATAGTCAGCGGCCGGCCGGTCCGGATCGTGTAGATGTTCGCCCGCTGGATATGCTCCAGGATGGTCGTGGTCATCGTCGCGTCCAGACGCTTGGTCGCGATGAGCGCGTAACGATCCTGGTCGAGCAGGATGGTGTCGGCCTGCTCGATGCCGTTGGACGCGGTGAAGATGACCCCGAGGACGCTGTTGACGTCGGCGAGGATCTCGTCGGCCGTCTTGGTGGTCCAGGTTGCGGTACCGCCCGCACCGTTCGCCGCAGTGAGCGCGGTAACGGACGTGGTGTTGAGCAAGCCCTGCATGCCGAGCTTGGAACGACCGAGGAACGCAACGTTGTCGACATACTGCTCGTATTTCCGACGTGCCGCATCGGCGCGGTCGTTCTGCAGGCGGATGCCGTATGCCTGGGCATGGGCAAGCTCCTGCAGATTGTACCGGTATCCGATCGCAGCCATCCAGACACGGCTGTTGCCGCTGTCGAGCTTGAAATCGACGAACGGGATGTCATCGCCATCCGCCGCGAACTCGCGGGCCTGCCCGACGTCATCGCCCATCGAGAAGAAGTCGATAGCCGTGGTCCAGTCCGGCGCCGAGTTATCGACGGGCACGAGCTCGCGATACTGGAAGTCCGGATACTGGCGAGCATAGATGCCCGGCTCGATGTAGTTCTGAGCCGTGCGAAGGAAGTTCAGCGCCAGCGCGGGCGCGTCAGTGGTGAACATGTGTGTTCTCCTTACTTGGTGACGCCCAGGCGCAGGCGCGCGAGCTGGTTGGTACCGCCCGTGACGCTTGCCCATTCGGCATTTTCGATCAGCTGGTTGGCTGCCGAGTTGGAAACGTTGGTGAACCCACCGGTCGGGGTCATATAGACCGGGTCGCCCTGAGCGACTGCGACAAGCGCGGTGACCCAGATCGAACCGTTCTTCATGACGCTGATCTGGTCGTACGGCTTGTAGACCTCGCCGTTGGCGAAGGGCAGCGTGCGATCGACGACGGCAACGCCGGCGAACTTGCCGATAGCGGTCGGCAGCTTCACCGTGTCTTCGACCGTGTCGTAGATCACGCCCACGCCGAAAGGGATATTGCCGGAAGCCGCCGCAACGATCATCGACGTGATGAAATGCGGCTCAGTGGTGGCGATCATGCCGGGATAGCCGGCCGGCGTGTCGCGCGAATAGGAGACGGGAGGAAAGGCCATTATTCGTTCTCCTTCTGATTGCCCATCCAGGCGTTACGATCGCGGGCAAGCATTGCCTCGTAGGCCTTGTTGGAGTCGGTGAGGTCCGCGTCCGAGGTGAGCCCCTGCTTCACGGCATTGCGGAACGGATCGCTGGGGTTCTTGGCCGCGTCCTCGACGAGCGTGTCGAAGCGGGCATCGATATAGGCGTCGGACTTGCCGACAACAGCGGCGTCGCCGATCTTGGCGGTGACGACGGCTTTCCGGATTGCAGCGTCGGACAGGCCCTCGGTCTTGACGTCCTTGGCGATTGCCTTGGCGGTGGCGATGAGATCGCCACGGGCCTGAACGCGCTTGTCGAGGTCGGCGTCGGAAAGCACCTTGGCCTTCGTGGCATCGAGCTCGGCGTCCTTCTTGGCCAGTTCGGCGTCCTTCGCGGCCAGGGCCGTCTGGTGCGCCGTTTCTGTGGCGGTCATCTTGGAGATCGCATCGGCAAGCCGAGACTGCAGTGTAGCGATGACGGTGGCGCCCTGGTCGGTTACTTCAACCGGGATGCCATCGACGGTAACCGTCTTCAGGGTCATGATCTTTTCCTCTTTTGGTTTCTGATCACTGGTGAACGGGGCAGCGCCCCACGACCTCACACCGTCACCGATGCGAGCTTGGGATCCGGCGCGGCCACGCTGCACGATGGCAACGTGGTTGATCCGGATATCTTTCTGGATGGCGTCGTACTTCTCGCCCTCAGGCGTGGTGCCCGCTTCCCATGCTAGATCGCAGGTGTAGCCGGCGGATAGCTCCCGCTTCCCCTCGTCGACGGCCTTGATCGCCGCGGCGTCCATGACGATCAGCGGGATGCGGACGAACTCACCATCGCGTGCAACTTCGTCGCCGATCTGGCCGACAGCCAGGTCTTTCCAGTTGGCGGCGCTGACGGCTTCGTCGGGGTGATCGTTCGTCACCGGCTTGTGAGCGTAGCTGCCGAGACTGTCGCGGGCGAAAACCTGATCGGCCGGACGGTAGACCTTGACCACCGGCATTTCAGGTTTGCCGACCTCGTGGCCGGCATAATCCTGAATGCCAGTGCGTGCGGTCCGGACCTCAGCGACAAGGTAGCCGTCGGCGGTCCGTCGCGTTCCCGCGATCGGTGCAATATCGGTGAATTTCATGGTGTATCCCTCTGCCGAGTATCGACTCTCAGTTGTGAGCGTGCATCATTTTGGTTTTTCGGAGAGCTGCTATGAGAATGAACGGCCCCACAACGATTCAAGATCCAAAGGTCACGAAGCTTACGTGTCCGCACTGCCGCCATGCTGGTGCGTTCTATGCTCCTTCGACCAAGGATGTTTACTGGGAGGAAACGGAAGGTAGCGGGAGCGATCGGACAGACGCCAACTATTTGGTTGGTATACGCAGATGCCCAAGCCCAGACTGCAATGGCGTCGTCTTCATCGGAAAACGGGACGGGAAACTCGCAGAAACCTTCCCGCCAACGACAGTTGACTTCGACACCACCAATTTACCGGAGGACATCCTTTCCAGTTTCGAGCAAGCTGTGAAAAGTCACTCCATTGGTTGTTTCAAGGCTTCCGCGTTGATGGTCCGGCGAGTACTCGAGGAGCTTTGCAAAGACAAAGGCGCTACCGGGAAGAACCTCAAAGAGCAGATCAAGCAACTGAGTGGCACAATTATTGTGCCCACCGTCCTCCTAACTGCTGCAGATGAGCTACGTATTCTTGGGAACGACGCGGCCCATATCAAAGCCAAAGACTATGATGAAATAGGCAAGGAAGAAGTCGAACTTGCGATCGAGCTCACCAAGGAACTACTCAAAGCGGTTTATCAGTACGATAGTTTGCTCGGCCGCCTTCAGGCACTTAAAAAGCCCGTCGAAAAGTCGGATGCTACTTAAAGAAATCTTGGGGACTTGATCCCACTTCGCTGAACATCTCCGGCCCAAGAACGATCTCGCCCTGGTAGGGCTCAACCTTGGCACGTGAATAAAAGGAATGAGCTTTTGCCTGCGTCAACAGCCCTGCAATATCATATGTCCGGAACTCAATACCGAGTGGCCCATCTCGCGATGATCGTTTCTCCGGTATTTGCGGCACATCGCGACACCGTCATGTTGCCCTCACTTGAAACCGCAGGTTTTGCGTATGAGAACTTCATAAAGACGATGCTCGTCGTTGATGCTGTGAAGGAGAGCGAGTTCGCCTACGGGAAAAATGGCCACGATTTGCTGAAGTTGATCGAACTGAGTGAGCAAGCAGGAAGAAACTATGACCACTTAAACCTGAAGGATTTTGTCGCATTCATTTCTGTTTATCACGGCAACTACAGCCTGCGATATACATCGGAGCACCTCACTTACCGTCATCCCGATCCGGAACCGCTTCAGGACAATCTCATGGCATTGCAGACCTTCACTCGGCAGTTTGTGGACTATTAATTGGCTGCGGCGGCGGACCTGCAACGGCTGCCGCGGTCTCAGAATCCGACGGGTCTTGCTCGGAGAGTTTGCCGTACTCTTCAATCGCCGCGTCGAGGCCTGGCAACGAGCCGTCCTCGACAAACGAGTTGACCAAAGCATCAGACAGTGCATCGATCGGAAGAAGCGGCGGCGATGTAGACGTGCCAACGAGCGCGCGGGCTGCGTCAGCCTTCGTCTTGAAGACGTCGGCCTTTTCCTTCTCCGACATGCTCCAGAGCGGAGCCCACTCGTAGTAGATGTCCGGGTCGCGCGATCCGGTACCGCTGCGGATGATGCACTCGTCGAGCCGCATCATGGCCGGTGTCATCTCGACCTCCTGCATGGCCTGCAGGCGATCGTAGTAGTTGCGCAGGTCGCTTTCGCCCGTGGCATTCATGCCGGCCGGCGACTGGCCGAGAAGCCGGGTCGCCGGAATGTCGGCTGCGCCCGAAACGATCTGCAGGAACGACATGAGGACTTCCGGCAGTGTGGCGAAACTCGCCGTCTTCTGCTCGAACTCCTCTTCCTTGTCGAGCAACAGGTCGCCGTTGATGCCCTTTGCCGTGGCGGCAAGCGTGTAGCGTTCCAGGATCTTCGCGCGGTACTCGGCGTTGCCGATGTTCTGCATGAAATCCGGAAGCCGGATGATGTTGACCTTGGCCTCGAACACAAGGCTGGCAATGTTCGCCGCGGTGCCATCTGCCTGCTTGATCGCCTCGACGACCGACAGGAGCACGCTGTCGCCCCAACCCGGATAGGCGCTGGTGACAATCTCGTCGTCGGGCGATGGGTTGCCGTTGAAGATGACCAGGCGCGACGGGTGAATTTCGACCTGCCGGCCGCCAGCCGAGCTGACCTGATACATCTTCGGCTTGCCGTACCACTCCGATGCGGGATCGCGCTCGATCTCCCCGGCCGTAAGCTGGCGACGCGACATGACCGTGAGGTATTTCAACCCGCCCTTGCCGATACGCTCGATATCCAGCGACGTGGTGAGATCCTGCTCGCCAGTACCGATGACCAATGCAGCGCCGCCCCAGAGCCGTGCCTTGATCTTCGCCTCAAGGATCTTGCCCTTGACGTTCAGACGCTTCTCTTCGGCCTCCATGGCTTCGATCTGCGGCTTCGTCGCCTGCCAGTCGCGCCAAGCGCGGACGCTGTCGAATGCCGGAATGTCGACGATCTTCCGCGGAAGCCAGGCGCCACGGTAGGCGTTCAGCAACTCCTCGTCCGAAAGCATCGGCATTGAGTAGAACGTGGCAGACGCCTTGTCCCGGCTCGTCCCGAGGTTGGCGACCATGTTCGTCAGGCTGTCGCGGACGAAAGCGATGATATTTCCCATGCCCGCTCCTTTTACGCGCCGTGCACCATGATTTGCAGGCCAATGAGGGCGTGCTACGTCATCCCAATGCGAGAGCCTGATTTACATTTCGACGGTTGGTGCCTGGACGATGGTGAGGAATACCGTCGGTCGGCACCCGACACATTTTGGATTCCTACTAGCGAGACGCGAGAGCGACTGCAGCCAGGTGACTACGTCAAACTGATCTTCCGCATCAGTGTGAATGACCCAGACACGCCGACTGCGGTCGAACGAATGTGGGTGCTTGTTCGCGAACGTAAGGCCCGCGGCTATCTCGGCATTCTAAGCAACGATCCATCCGCCATCGAGGAGAACAACGACCTCTGGAGTGGCATTGAACTGCCGTTCACCGCCCGTCACATCATCGACATTGTGGAGCGGGACGAACTTAGCATCGCACGTGCTGCTCAAGAGCCGAAGCGACGCTGGCGCGCCTGAAGGATCAAACGTTCGCCAGCGTGAACGTGCTTGCGCTCAACAACGCGTTGAAAGCACGGCTCGTGCTGTCGGCGTCATCGTCATGTGCCGCTTCGGGGAAACCCTCGAGCGATGAAAACCAAGCCTCATTCCACGGTCCACGAAGGACCAGGACATTGCCCGCTTCCACCTGAGCCGAGAACGGACTGAAGCGCGTGATCTTGTCACCGGATTCCGGTGTGGCCCGGACGGTGAATCCGGCAAGCATCTTCGTCAGGTTGGTGACCTGCGACTTGCCGGCCTGCCCCGGATCCTGCGGCAGTGATACCTGCACGTCCTTGCCGTCGGCCTCGGCAGTGTTCTTGATCAGCCGCTCGACGCCAGAGGGCGACAAGCGATCGCGGCAATGATGGGCGACGATGTATCGGCCATCCGGCAGCTTTCCGATCTTGGTGCCTGCCGTCCAGTCCGGGTCGTTGCTCTCTGTCTTCGGCGTGGCGCCCAAGTCCCATCCGCGCATCCAACGCGCGCCGGCGGGAATTGCATCGACGACCTCGCACCAGCCGCGGCGAAACAAAAGACCAGCCGCCGGCCGGATCTTCCAGTTGCCACCGAGCAGGCGTTCGCGCTCGACCGTGGGCAAAGCCATGAGGTTGGCGAGGTAGCCGGGGTCGGCCGCCATAAGCGCCGCGTTGTCGGTCAGCTTCGCCGGAACGAATGTCACCGACTTCGGCGGGATAGGCTCACCGTCGAGCGGGTTGATGTAGTCCGACAGCTCTGCCGGATCATCTGCCCAGACGATGGCATCACCGATGCGGACGAACCAACGAAGCTTGCCAGCCCGTTCCGGTATCGGAAGGCCGGTATCCGGGTTGATCCACCACGAAATGAACTCGGCGACCCAGCTATCGGCATCCGGGTTGCACGTCGCTCTGATGTATGGCCGCACACCGCACATAGAACGGTTACGTGAGACCATGTACCAGAACTGTTTGGCGCTGAAATGCGTCAGCTCATCGAAGCAGATCAGCGGGATCTGCGAGCCCTGCCAGTTTAGGACTGTCTTGTCGTGCTCAAGGTGAGCGAACGATACCGAAGCGCCGGCCGGGAAGTTCCACTGCAGCACATGCTCTTTCGGTACCGCGCCGATCGAGGGATAGAGCTTCTCGCTCTCATCCCATAGACCACCCTCGTTTCGGACCTGCACTGTCGATCGCCGGAAGAACACGGCGCCGAACTGCGGATTGGCCACATGGCGCAGCGGCTCCATGAGCAGTGCCCAGGTTTTGCCGCCGCCGGCCGAGCCTCCGTAGATGGCGATGTCAGCCGGGGAAGCAAGGAATGCTGTCTGCGGGCCAGCCTGCGGCCGGATGATTGTCTGGGCGCCCTGCCCTTGCTCAGCTCCTGCCATTATCGGGTAACTGGAAGATCGTGACCGGTGATACAGGAACCGGCAGATCCTTTCCGTCCTTCCCCGTCAGTTCGCGGCGGTTGGTGTAGGCGTTGCCCACCTCTTCCGCCGCTTGCTTCAACAATGACGAGGCCAGCACCATGTTGCCCGCGTTCTCTGCCTTCTCGGCCATGCGCTGAAGAGCCCGCAGCCGAACGGCGCGGTGGCTGATCGCGATGGTGGCCGTATCCTCAAGGAACGTCTTGCGCGTCTCCTCGAACAGGACTCGCCACTTAGGCGCCAGGCCCGAAGCAGCTTTCTTGTTCGGGTCATGGCTCTCGACGAGCTGTCGGCTCACATCGAGGCCGAAGTCCTTTTTGACTGCCGCGGCAACGACCGATGGGCTATCGAAGCAAGCCAGCGCCTGCACGATGTAGGTCTTGACCTCATCGGAGAGTTTTGGTTTGGCCATTGATCCGTCAAAGTCCCGTCAAAGGAGCGGCAATTGGAACGATACAGCGCCGATAGACTGAAACTGCAGCTTACTGGACGCGGCCAGCACCAATGGGAGTGGCAGGTCCTATTAGATGGCGGGAAGCCTATCCGATCGGGTCGCCTGGTTGGGGCCGCATCCGAGCGAAGGCCGAGGGGCGAGCAGCAATGGAAGAGCTGACCGCTTTCGATATGGACTAGGCCACCCTTAGCTGACACGTGCCACATGCGTGTGCGATCTGCACTCTGGCGATCTCGGGTCTCTGGTTGGCCGCCTCAACCATAGCGCGGACGCCGGCTGCATCTGCCCCATACCGGCGGACAACGCCGACGAACTCCTCGACATCGTGTCCACGGATCACGAACACCGGGCGGCCGGTCGATCGGCTGAACTTCGGCGCGCCGAATGCGTCGACATCCTGGGCAGCGTGGTAGAGCTCGTGCTCGACCAGCGCCATGAACTCGGCGTCTCCGCATTCCCTGCAGTAATCGGCATCCAGCGTGATGATGAAATCAGGGACGTGGCCGAACCACTGCTTTACCTGCATCTCTGCCCGGGCTCGGGGCCACTTGCCCATTGCGCCCTGTGGAGATCCTGTCTCGCACTGGCCGATGACACGGCGGCCCTTCTTGCTGTTGCCGACTGTGGTCCAGAGGAAGCCGATATCGGCGAAGCGCAGATGGGTGTGGTCTGGATTATGAACCGGCGAGCCGGCGTCGATGAAGGTATCCCGCACCCAGGCTGGCATATCCTCGGCTGGGGCGAAGGCAAGCGACGTGATGTCGTCGAACATCGACGAAGGCGGTTGTGGCTTCATGATAAGAAGATGGTCCCCAACTCTTGTAACACGCAAGCGCATTCGCTAGTGCTCAACTACAACGGGCGGAGGCAAAGTTGTCAGACGAAGCAACACCAATCGGTCAGCGGTTTTCTCAGGTCTACTTGCAGCCAAAGGAGCTGCTCCCCGACAGTGAACGCGCACGCCGGCGCATGGGGCACATCGTAGAAGAGTACGCTAATCTAAAAACGTTTGGCCCCCTCTTAGCGAAGACGATCGGCATTAAGTTGCCGTCGAACTATCAATTCAAAGGATACTGGCCGGGCATCCTAGAACTGATGGATATTCGAGATTTCCTGGACACAGTCACTGTCCTCTACAACGCGCTCCACAACCAGTTCGACTTGGAACGCTCTCGAATTCTGCAAGAACGGTTCATGCGTGCTTCGCGCGAAGTCTTCGCTGAGGAAAAGATCCAATATCGCATCGATAACAAATGTGGTGTCCACTTCGCCGTGGATCAGGCGTTTGAGGAGCTACGCATATCGACAATCGCCAGCCTTTCGGCGGCACGATACAATGGTGTTAGGGCATCATATGAGGGTGCCTTCGAAGCCCTTGACAAAACACCACCAGACGGGAAAGCAGCTCTCCGGGCCGCCTTCTTCGCGACTGAGGGGCTTTTTCGGCTGATGTTCGCGTCGGCTCATCAGCTTAGCGCCAGTGAAGTCCAGAAGCACTTGGAGCCATTGGTAAACCGCGTGTACGACGGTCAGAAGCCTGCGATCAATCTGGCGCAAAAGCTGGTGGCCTCTCTCAAGGACTGGATAGATGGCGCTCACTTTTATCGCCATGAACCCGGGGACACGGAACCAGCACAGCCGCCACTTGAGCTAGCTATTTACATGCTAAGCGAAGCTGGTGGGCATTTGCGCTGGCTTGCCACACTGGACCGCTTATCGAGAAACTGACAAAAGGTGATGCCTTGCCCAAGGGCTGCCCAATCCACCCGTGGCAACGCCGGCCATTGGCTCAAAGCGTCGGTCACTCAGTGGTATCTGCCCAGGGCGAGGCGGGCTGGTGACGCTGACCGGATTCATCCACCTCTCCGGCGGGAGGTCGCCACTACCAATGGCGCTGGAACTGAAGGCGTCCTCCTCTCCTCGTCAATGCCAAAGCAAAACGATTGAGGCAGCGATAAAGACAAGCGAGAGCAATGCGAAACCAATTCGGTTTTTGTCGTCCGATACGTTCCAGCGATGCGTTTTAGCATCCCTGAGGTTCCACTTAATCACGATGAAGCCCGCTAGAAGCAGTAGCCCCGCGAATAGATACTCTCTCACTGAATTAACTCCCGCGACTTCCGGCACGCAGTTTTGGAGCATGAAGTGCGAGGCTCGTCGAGCGCAATTGTGGCTTGTTCATAACGTTGCGCCTCTTCGTTGACCGCCACGCCATGCGTCAACTTCGCGGACTGTCGCGCTGTCGAAATACGACACCTGCCGTATGTCACCGGCTCGACGTTCGTCCTAGGCCAAGTTTCCCGCACTCTTTGGCGGGAGGTTCGAACCTAGGAGACTACCGATGAAGATCGTTATCGCCGCCCTGGCGTCGCTCGCGTTTGCGACTTCCGCCATTGCTGCTGTGCCGTCGACGCCAGCCGAAAAGCAGTCAACCGTCAAAACAGCCGGCCAGTTTGAATTGGCCTTCGGATCGTCGCGCGGCCTTGCCGCATCAACCAAGAACGTAAACACCGACCCTGGCAAGAAGAGCTCGGCCAAGGGCAGCGCGCAGACTGGTGGAAAGACAATGTTCGCCAAATAATGAAACGAGAAAGGGCGGCTTCGGCCGCCCTGAATTTTGAGTGCATTTCTCCTACGAGCCGGATGTAAGCCTTCTGCGAACGTCAGCAGGTGCGACATCGAATCCAGTCGCACGCTCACCGCTCCAGTTTATGCCAACCCTGATGGCATCCTTTTCCAACCCTACCAACCAACGTTCGCGAAAAACCTCCAAGGTCAGCGGGTGTGGCGTAAAGTCGCGATAGGATGGAACAGTCTCAATAATGCGCCGAGCCCGCGTTTCTGACGACCAGAAAGGCATGGCGGCTTCGTTGGACTGGTCTGTCGAAGTCGGGAAGCCCTCGTCGTCACGTATGGTCCATACGACCCCGCTCTCGGCGACTTCCTTGAAGAAGATTTCGTAGTGGGCTGCGGCGACGCTCATTGGACCAGCTACGCCGTCGCCATCCGTTCTCGCAAGGGCTTAGCACCGAAATTCAGGCAATATTCAGCCATGGCGGGAGGCGGTGACATCCTCCCTAAGGCCCGGCGAGTTTTCCCTCTAATCGAGGTCCGCAATCAGAACAGCCTGCAATTCACCAAAGATTGCAGTGATTCTAAGCGACTTTGTCGATTAGTTCAAGCGGTAGATCGACATGAACAAGACCGCCGAGATACTCGACCACCGCTTTGACGGTATTGCGTCCGGTGACATCGAGAACCGTGGCCAGCATTCCGCCGACAAGGCGGTGTTCGGGGGCGATCCGGACTGAGGCATCACGCGGGAACTCCTCCTGCAGTTGCTTGCGGCTCCGCTTCTTCCGCCCGTCGCGTTCTCTCTGCAAAGCGGCTCCGGCCATAGCCTCGGCGTCTCGCAGGCCCTCCACCTCGAAATCTGAGATGCGCAGCGGATAGCCCGCAACGCCGAGGATCGCCGTCACCCCGTCGACGCGGGAAAGACGGTAGAAATCCCGCGTGGGCAGATAGACGAACGAATACCCCGTAATCATAGCGAAGCGGCGCTCGATCAGTTCCTTGGTCCGGTGGTGCTTGATGTCCTTCCGGAACGACGGCATGAAGATTTCGAGGTCGGCGTCTCGCACGTTGCGCTCGATGATGAATTCGCCCTTGCGGTCCTCGGTCTCGCCTACGCGCGGTGTCGCTGGGCGCTGGGTTCCTGGACGGGTCTTGATTGCGTACCAGCTCATTGGGCCTTCTCCATTTCGATCTTGCGGCAGGAAGTCAGAACGGTGGTGTGGTCGCGGCTGAAGATCCGCGCGATGGCCGGCAGCGACATGCTCCGCTGGCGAAGCTCCCACATGAGTAAATGGCGGTGTTCCGTGATCGATCGGAGGCGAGACGGACCGACCATCACCGCAAAAGGAATGCGGAGCTCGAGGCAACGCAGCTTCACGTGTTCCGTTGGCGTCAAGCGCGGCCGCTGCTGGAGGCGGTACGCGCGATAGGCCCAGACGTGGTCGTCAGCGGGCGCGCGAAGCTTCGGCTTCGGAACATAGACCTTTGGCGCCTTCGGCTTGCCGATCAGCTTCCGGCGACGAACGAGGACGGCGGCGCGATAGATCGGCTCGCTGATTGCAGCCTGTGGCGGGAGTTCAAGCAGCATTGCTCTGCTCCTCCGGCTGTACCTCGGCCATCTCGCCTTCGATCTTCCGGCGGAACGCCATCTGCTCGGCACCAACCTGCCACCAGTCGGGCAATTCCGAGATCTTGGCCCAATATTCGGCCTTCTCAGGCGACATAGGCTCGTGGACGACGACGCCCCGTTCCTTGGCCTTGGCTTCCTCGTGCTCTTGGCGGAACTGGTTGAGGCGGGCTTGCACCCGGGCCATGACTTCGGGGGAACGGTCAACCTCGGGAGCGACACCCTTCAAGGCCGATGCAGTCTCGCGTTTACGGGCAAGATCCTCGCGGACAGCCCTCGCCTCCTGCTTTGCCAGGGCGGCAAGGATCGGCGGCTTCGGGATCATGCCGAGCAAGATATCCGGGTTGCCGGCGTAGTCGCCCCTGATGAGCTTCTGGGTGGCGATCGTGAGGCCACAGTTCGGCACCCCATCGAGGGCGTAGCCGTAGATCACGTCGAACTTCTGGGCGTCGACACCTTGTGGCAAGCTCATGCCGGCGCTCTGCATGACGCCGAGGCTCCTCACGATGGCTTCGGTGCGCGCCGGGGCCAATCGCTCAGTGAGCGTTGTAATCTCCCGGTTCAAGGTCGAAAGCTGGGCCGGTGCTGGCAAATTCGTCATGGCCTGGATTCCCGTTCAGTTTCTGCTGGATTGCTTCTCGGAACTCCCGCTGATGGCGGGCATGCTCGGTTTCCCGTGGTGGGGCTTGTGCCTGCGGATGCTGGCGACCGCCGCCCCGGTCCTGGTCACGGGACAACCACGAAACGACGAAGCGCTTCATGCCCTTGCTCGTCTTGCGGTTCTTGGGATTGGCGTTGAGCCACGAGCGCATTGCCGCGAGCTGCTGGCGAACCTGCACTGCCGGGAAAGCTTCCGACCACTCGGCAACATCGGCCTCGGATACCGGGACCATGTCGCCATTGAGCGCAGGAAGCTCGATCGCCGTCGGCGAGGTCGGAGCGGATTTTTCCGGCTCCGGGCAAACATCCGAACGAAGTGAGGATGTAGATAGGTTATCGGTTAAAGGTGGCACGCGCGTATCACTGCATGTGCTTTGCATTTGCTCTGCACTTGCATTGCTCTTGGACTTGCCATGCCGCGATGATGCTGCAGACCGGCGCTTTTCAATGATGTCGTCGGCCTTGGCGAGTTCGGCATCGATGCGCTTATGCGTCCAGCCCGTACCGAACAGCATCGCCAAGACTTCCCGGCTCTCTTCCCATTGGTCAGCAGTCAGCCGCGCAATGCGGGCGATAAGGCGCTCGCTCTCAGGCAACTGGCCGTTCTGCCAGTAGTGCATGATGAGCATCAGGTACGCGCCGTGCTCGGTCGCGGTAAGGTGGCCTGTGTCGGCCAGGTAGTCGGCGATGTGGAGCGGCATCCAAGCTCGGTTACTCATGCTGCTTCCCGCCCTGCGTAGAGGATGACGGGCGCGCGCGGCAGGCGCGGCTTCTCGGTCCAGACGTACCAAGCGTGGTCCTCGGTGCCTGTCTCGCCGTTGAGCATCCACGAAATGCGATCGACAAGGACGATCTTGGCAGCGAACCGCGGATTGTCCCGGAACAGGTGATGGCGAGTGCTGCCGCTGTCGAACTTCGCGGTCAGGAGGAGAGCCACAATGCATGGGCACAATTTCAAGGCGCGCTCAGCGAACTTCACGGCGTCTCGGTTCTGCTTCCCGTAGGGCGGGTTTGTGATGATCGCGTCGACGAAGTCGCACGACGACGGGGCGCCCCAAGCACCCACGTCGTCCATTTTCAGGAAGTCATAGATGCCGTCATGTTCACGGTCATATGTCGCAATGTCGGTCCTGACTACGCGCTTCGCGCCGGCCTCGGCAAGGACGTCGGCGATTAGATGGTTCCCGGCCGCTGCATCCCAAATGCGCAATCCGGCCACGGGGAAATGGCGAACGAAAGCTTCGGTGGCCCACGGTTCTGTCTGATAAAGGTCGTTTTGGGCTCGGGCGTACTTGGACGCTGTTACCGTCATGCCTCGCCTCCCTGCCCGCGGAACAAAAACGGCGCGGTATCGGTTGGCCTCCTGAAGAGGAGTCCATCATGCGCAAGAAATCTCCTGAACCGATCCCGATGCCCGGCCCGGCAGGCCTGACGCCGCCTGAGCCCGAGGTGGTTATGGTCCCAGGCCCCAGAGACCCGAAAAGGCCCGAGGAAGTTCCACCAGATGTCCCCCCCGATTCCCTGCCCGATCCCGATCGCCCGATTGAGGAGCCGGGACCTGATGATGTCCCGGAAGAGGCCCCCGACATTACGCCAGTGCCGGGCGAGGAAATTCCGGCGAAGATGGGCGATTGAGCTTGCCATGCTGCCACCCAGGATCGCCTCCTTGGAACAGATTTCCCTAATATACGTTTGTGGGAAACCTGCCCAACGGAGGACGCGATGATCACCATCTGGGATGTAAACGTTGAGTTGAAGATAGATGACCGATTTCACGTCATCAGGAACGCCCGGGAGGCGGTCGCATTCCTGATGAAATCCTGGCCCGAGACGAAGAGTACGAGTTACGCAACAGCTAGGAAGGCCTGCCTGGCAGCTGCCGAGGGCATGGTTCCTAGCGCAGAAGCCAGGGCCGCGTTCGAAGCTGCAGCGAAGGAAGCAGGCATCCTTCGATAAGATTGTGAGAAACCGGTTCATGCCGCATGCCCCCGCCGTTCGAGCGCCTTCAGGTACGCGGCTTTGATCTCCTCGAACCGGGCGACGTCGTATTCCTTGGTGGCGATTTCGTTTTCGGGCCGGGGCTTCTTGGATTCGTGGCCGTGGTCATCGAGCCAGGTATTGGCGCTGTCGATGCGGCGATCTAGCCAAGCGATCATTTCGGCGGGGTCGGTCATGCTGCCTCCAGATGAAACTGATCGAGGGCGTACTCGCCCCACTGATCGGCCAGTGCCGCCGCCATGCCCGGGAAGAACCGACTGCGTTCCTTTCCTCGCTGTGCGCCAGGCGACATCCGCCAAACGCGGTTCCAAGCTTTCCACTCCGCCGTTTCCTTGGCAGGCTCGCGAAGGCGCTGGGTGTCTTGGAGAGACGGAAGGTTCCGGAGGTACCAGCCGGTGCCCTTGTACTCAGGGTGCCCGAACCAGAACGGTTGGACGATCTGCGGCCGTGGTAGGTCTTTCGGCATCCTCGCTTTTGCAAGGTCGTGCATCTCTGGGTTCTCAATCGCGATCCGATCGATCGGTGCACGCCAGCATGAAATGAAGAGGTCCACGCCATCCTCGAATTCAGCCTTCATGCTTTCCCACGAGCGACCTTTCGGAAGCTTCTTCGGAGGCGTCATGTTCCCAGGGCCGGACAGCCACCGGCGGCCGGACCGGCAAAGCCGAGTGCAAGGCGGATGGGCGACAATGAGCAGGTCCCAGCCGTCGGCCAGATAGTCGCGCACGTCCCCTCGTATGTGCCTGTTGCTGCCGTTCTCTGCAGGCAGCAGGTCACACGACCAGGCGTCATGACCGCGGTCGAGGAAGGCATTGCGAACGGTTCCGGTGAACTCGCATCCAACCAAAACCCGAAGTGACCGGGTGCGGCTCTGCCGTGGCAGTGTTAAAGGAAGAGAGCGTTGCATCACAGTAACTCACCCTGCTTTTCCGGCACGTCCTTCAGCTCAGGGCAAATCCATTCGGCCAGCGAAGAACCGATGCCCCTAAGCGCCGCCGCGATGGCCATCCGCTTCTGCAAGCTCAGCCAGCGCACGAATACGGGAGGTCTTTTCGATGAAGTCTGCATGTTCCCTCCGCGCTGCGCGCAGCAGCTCATTTTCGTCCTTCACGGCTTCCGCAGCCGCGTAGAGTTCCATCATCTGCCAGTGGCGAACGACGTCGGTTTCATTGTTCCACCAGGCTTTGAGGCGGCGCTCCGTCCATTGCTTCTTCGGGTCACCTTTGTGCGGGAAGAGCTTTTTGAGTATGCCAGCCGCCTCGAACAGGATATCGCCGACACGGCCGCCGCCGGCGATCGATTTAATGAGGTAATTTGCAGTAGCAACGTCGCTCATGTCCTTGAATTTTCCCTGTTTCAACTTCTCCAGAAATCCGGATTTCTTTTCCATTTTTTCGGCCTCCGCATGTGCCAATGTCCATTTGCTAGGAGACACTGCACATGCGCAGAAACCTTACTTCCGATGGAGAGGACGGCGCCGTTGACGCGGCTGCCGGTCCCTCCCAAGTCATTCCGTTCCGTAGAGCCGCCGCCGCATACGAAGGCTCTACTGCCGGTGACGATCCCTCGTCGTCACCGGCCATTCCCTTGGGTTCCGCTGTTCAGGCCGTGGTTTTGAAGCTGGCGAACAAGCGGATCAGGTTGAGAGTTGAGAGCCCCAGCCGGGAGGAGGAAGACTGGGGCTCTCGTTGATCGCGAGGGAGAGGAGCCGCGATCAATCCTTTGGCGTGAAGCCGTTCCGTCGAAACTGCAATTCGCAGAAGAGAGCCACGCCGCCGAGCAACGGGAAGGCAAAGGCCATCGACGACGCGAAGAGGATTTGAACGGCAATCACGACAGAACCTCGTCGAGCATTGGCCGCTCAGAAGGCACGTCACCGAAGATGGAAAACGCCGATGGAATCTCGCAGTCCGGTTTGCCGAGGCGACGAGCGAAGCCGATGCCGGCGATGCTCCCTGCCCTGCGCAGTTGGACTGTGGTGTTTTTCCCGGTGAACCGCCGACCGTTGCGCCGACCGTATTCGTGGATGGCACTCGTCGTGACGCCGACATTCACAGCGATGTGTCGGGCGCTCATGCCGCACTCGATGCCTCCATCGATCTGGGCGAGCTTCTGCTCCCTGGAAGCACGGGACCACCACGACGACGTTTCATTCATCTTATTCATGCTGTTGGCCTTTCGATTGGGTCTGTGGCGCGCACGCAACGCTCGCAAAAGCGCTCGATCTGTTCGGGGATGGACAACACCCGGTCGCAACGATCGCAGTGAACCGAACGTCCGTTCAGCGCCTCCGACTGGATGCAGCGCGCAGCGGACACGACGGAGGACGATCTGATTGCTGAACTCCTCATGCCATTTCCCTTTCCTTGGCTCGCAAGCAGATGCCGCAGTGTGTTCGGCCATAGCCGCCGCAGTTCTCTGGACGCTGGCAGTTGGGGCGCAGCGGAGACGGCGGTTTGGTGAGGAAAGAAGGTGCAGGGGCCACAGCCGCAGCCGATGGCTCAACGCCGCCCTGCCGACGCCCGTCAGTTGGTCCGGCCTCGGAGGAGCGCTGACGGTCTGTCTCCGCTTCGGCCCTACTCACCGGATCAACGGTTGCGGCGCCCTTGGCCTCCGCGCCCTCCTCGGCTTTCGTCAGGAATTTCGGTGCCTCTTCAGGCGAATTGGGGTCGGCGGGGCATTCCTCTTTCGATCCGTCGATCTCCGGAGCACTTTCCCCGCCGGCAGGAATGTCGACAGACTGACTCGGTGGCGCCGTCGCGTCCTCCACACTGTCCCCGTATACCTGCTTGGGCGTCTCGCTTGCCGCTTCCGGCGAATTGGTTGCCCGTTCAGCCACCGGGCCAGTGGGTTCGATCAAAGATGGCCCCTCAGGACCTGCGCGCTCTGCGCTGCTGTCTACATCGTCTCCTCCTGCGTTGGCGCCGGCGCAATCTTCGTCTGCCGACGCATCGCGGTCGGTCTCGCGCTCGTCGCTGGGGACCCCGGCTTCACCTTGAGAGGCCGTGGCGATTTCGGTGTGCTTGGTGATGATGTCGAGGCCGCCGTCGGAACGGCGTTCCTCGGCTTCTTCCCGCTCAATCATGATGTCGACGGCGGCGATCAGCGCCTTGCGGCCGGTCTCGGTCTGGACGCCGGCAGCGATAGTCTGCACGAGCTTGGCATCGACAGAGCCGAGGATTTCGCCGGTCGAAGGATCGAAATCCTCCTCATGCGTGTGCGTAGCAACTCGCATGCCAGATGCTCGCTGATAGGCACTGAGATATGTGTCGAACACAGCTTCCGCTTCGTCTGCCGCTTCAGGACCGGACTTTTCGATCTTGCGGAGGTACGCCACGAGCTTACCCATGACGGTCTTGTCGTAGCCCATGCTTTTCGCTTCGCCGTAGACGTCGCGAATGTCCTTGCTCAGTTCGTCCTGCTCTTCCTTGAGGCGGAGAACACGATCGATGAAGCTCTTAAGCTGGCCGTCCGCGCTCATCGAACCGCCTCCGGCTGCCCGCCGAAAACGTCCGGCCGCTGCTCATGCCGGGAGATGCCAGTGATGCGCTCGATGTCGAGCACACGTTCCGCAGGGACACGGTTCCAGGAGTACAAGGCCGTGTGCTTGATGCCGAGTTCACGTGCGAGCGAAACTACGCCCCCCGCCTTCTCTGCTGCTCTTTCGACGATCTCAATCATGTAAGTGAAGGTAAGTTACACTTACTCTTTCTGTCAAGCGCTATGTAGGTGCTTTTTACGTAGGGGATAATTACAAACAGCGAATGGACACGATCGGCGAGAGAATCCGCGCTAGGCGCAAAGCGTTGAGCATCACCCAGCAAGGCCTGGCTGAGGCATTCGGCATAAGCCGAGTGTCCGTCACGCTATGGGAGAACAACTCCACCTCGCCAGAACGCGACAAGATCTCTCGACTTGCGGAAATCCTTGAGGCCGATCCGGAATGGCTCTTGACTGGGCAGGGAACCCCGCCTGAAGAGCCACCACAGGCTTACCGAATGAGAATGGTTCGGGAGAGGGTTCGTCCGTCAACACCGAAGCCAAAGCCGAACGCGAGCTTTCCGCCTCGATGGCAAGCCTTTCCTGCGGACGTCAGAATTCCGCTTCGCGGCCATATAGCGGCCGGCGCCAACGGCCGGTTCATTCTGAATGGGCAGGACATCGCCCATGTCTTCTGCCCTCCCGGGCTGGAAGGCGTCGAAGGCGCTTATGCGGTCCAGATTGAAGGGACGTCAGGCGAGCCGCGTTTCTACCACGGCGAAACCGCGTGGGTGAACCCGCACACGAAAGTGCGCCAGGGCGACGATGTAATCGTGCAGATCCTTGGCGATGATGAGGATGACGAGGTTTCAAGCTATCTCAAGCGCTTCGTCTCGCGCTCGGGTGATGTCCTTCGCCTCTACCAGTACAATCCTGGCAAAGGCGAAAGCCACCAGCTGGAATTCCCAGCCGATAGGGTATTCAGCGTTCACAAGGTCGTCTTTCACGCCATGCTTTGAAGCAGCTCAGCGCCCCGCCATGAAGGCCTGATGGTCAAGTTGCGGAACGCTGTCGGCATCTTTGGGCATTCGCTGCAGCGGATCTTCCTGCAGAGCTGCATGTAATTGTGCACGCCCAAATCGGCGGCCTTTTGAAGGTTCGTCAGGTGAAGCACCCGCGAGTGCCCACAATCATCACAAGCCACATAAACGCTTTCGAGCTCGACGACCAAGCGAAGGGCGTCGGGATGATCTACGGGAGCACTACGCGACATTCTTTCTCTCCTGTGTTCCTATTTTGTTCTCACAAAAACAGCAGGAATGCAGCCCAGAGTCGAGTCGCTTTTCTGAAATAATTTGCTTGCCACAAGAGCTAGCGGCCGAGCACGGCCCCGCCCCTAGATATCTGCATGCCCCCTCCCTGCCCCGTCAGAACCGAGCTGCGCGCCAGAATTTCCGCTGCTTACTCCTTACCTTACGAGAAAAAGTAGGGCTTACCTACATTCGATATTGACGAGTAAGGTAAGTTGCGCTTACATTCCTTACATCAGCAAAGACGCTGACTAGAGGACGAAGCGATGATCAGAAAATCGGCAGTGATGAAGGAAGCCTGGGTTCAGTACCGGCTTGCGCTCGCCGAGAACGCGAAGCGCTTCACCCCCTACGAGAATTGCACCTTTGGCGAATGCCTGCGTCTGACGTGGCAGGCAATGAAGCGCGCTGCGAAGCGTTCAGGCCCGTTTGTTCCGGCTGTGAACGTGGAGCGTGTGACCCGCCTTCGTCAGGAAATCGAGAATCTGAATTACCGGCCGTTCCGCATGCCGATCTCGGCAGAGCGTGCGGCACTGGAAGCAGAGATCAACAGGCTGTCTGCCTAATCACCGAAGGATTTACCATGCCGCAAATCAGCGAAGACGTATTGAAAGTGTTGGATGCAGCTACGCTTGAAGGCGCCAAGGTCTTCTTGACCGGCGCACTGGACCGCAAGCTCTACACCGAGACAAACAAGGTTCTCGAAGCGGCTGGCGGCAAATGGAACCGCAGCGCGAAGGCGCACGTGTTTAACGGCGACGCTGCAGACGCCTTGGAACCCATCATCCTGACCGGCGAGTACAGCCGCACGAAGCAGGATTTCGGGCAATTCGACACCCCGATGGACCTCGCAACGAACGTTGCCATCATCGCCCGCATCGAAGCAGGGATGCAGGTTCTTGAACCAAACATCGGGCTCGGCAACATTGCCTTTGCAGCCGAGCGCCAAGGCGCCGTCATCACCGGGTTTGAAATCGATGTCGCACGCGCAGCGAAAGCTCACGCGGTCCTGCCCAAGGCTACCATCAAGGTAACTGACTTCCTGAGAGAAGCCGCTGAACCGCGCTTCGACCGTGTCGTTATGAACCCTCCCTTCGCCAAGCAGGACGACATTCGGCACGTGCTCCACGCACTGCGGTTCCTTAAGCCCGGTGGCCGACTGGTCGCGATTATGTCTGCCGGCGTGATGTTCCGCGAAAACAAGCTGAGTTCGGAATTCCGCGACCTCGTCGAGCAAAGCAGCGGCTCAATCGAGCGTTTACCTGAGGGGGCATTCAAGGTCTCCGGCACCCCGGTCAACACCTGCATCGTCACCATCAACGCCTGATCCCCTTCGGCGTCGGCCTTCGGGCCGAGTTCGAAAGTGATCTTCCACCGAGGAAACGAACAATGCTCACCTCCTCCAACATGCGCACGATCATCGCGGCCATCGGCTGCGTCGAGCGTGAAGAAATCGAAGTTGCCGGCGAGATGTCCGACAAGCGCTGGCGGGACTTCCAGACTGACCCGCACCGCACGTTCATGAAGCTGAACGACGAGCAGCAGGCCGTTGTCACCGATATCGTGAACCGCCGGATTGCGATGGGGCACAACTCCGCTGCTCGCCGCGATTTCGCCAGTGTCGAAGGGGCGCGGCTCTAATGGAACGGGCCGTCTCCTACGCCTGCGACCCGGCCGCCCGATACTGTGAATGTGGCCACTGCCAGCTCCCGCCGGCACGCAACATCGATCTGGACGCGATCGCCGAGTTCAACCGCGCGTCCTACGCCACCGCCTACTTCCTTCTCCTCCTGTGCGCCCTCCTCGCCTTCATGGCGATTGGGTTTGTGAACACGGAGGAAGTCCACCGCGAAATCGTCAAAGCCAGGAGCGTCTGACATGGATGTCACGTCCACTTCCACCGATCTGATCATCGCTCTGCCTGCGAAGGCCGATGTCGCGACGTTCACCGACGAAAAGGCGTTCGAAGACCTTTACGAGAAGATCGTCAAAAAGGTTGGCGAGCACGTGCCCGATGTCTCGACGAAGGCTGGCCGCGATGCAATCGCCTCGCTCGCCTACAAGGTCGCCCGGACCAAAACCACTTTGGACAAGCAGGGCAAGGATCTCACCGAGGAGTGGCGCAAGAACACGTCCAAGGTCAACGCCACGCGCAACACGATCAGTGATCGCCTCGAGGCCCTGCAAAAGACAGTTCGCAAGCCGCTCACCGATTGGGAAGTCGCGGAACAAGCTCGGATCGACAAGCATCAAGCCGCGCTCGACCTTCTGCTTTCTCTCATCACCACGCCCCTCGGCCTCCCGTCTGCGGACCTGAAAACCATGCTAATGGCGACCGAAGGCATAATCGTCGACGCTTCGTGGGAAGAGTTCGAGGATCGTGCTGCACTCGCCAAACAGGACGCTCTCGCCTCCCTCACCCGTCTGATCGACGTGGCCGTGAAACAGGAAGCCGATGCGGCCGAACTTGCCGAACTGCGAGCCGCCCAGGCTGAACGGGACCGGCAAGAAGCCGATCGCCTTGCCTCGGAAGAAGCAGCCCGCGCCGAAGCGGTCAGGATTGAGCGCGAGCGTTTGGCTGAAGAACAGCGCAAAGACGCTATTGCCCTGGCCGCCGCGTACGCCGCCGAACAGGCTGAGCGCGATGCCCAAACCCGCATTGATGCAGCCGAGCAGGAAGCACGCGAAGCCAACGAACGCGCAGAGCGGGCAGCAGAAGCTGAGCGTCGGCGGATTGCTGACGAGCAGGCCGCTGAACTTGCCGAGCTGCAGCGCCGCGAAGCGGACATCGAGCACCGACGCGCGGTCAACAACACCGTGGTCAACGCCCTCGTCGCCTGCGCCGAGATCAGCCCAGAGCAGGCCAAGAAGATCGTTGCCCACATGGTCAGCGGTCTAATCCCCAACGTCACCTTCAACTACTGAGGAGCACGCCAGTGAACGCTGTAGCGAAGCATGAAATCGCAGTGCAGGACGAGACAAGGCTCGTCCCTGCCAATGACGCGCCCATGAACTCAATGTTCGAGCGCGTCCTCCTCGATCCAAATCTCCCCATGGACCGCGTGGAGAAGTTGCTTGAGATGAAATACCGCGACGAGGACCGTCAGCGTGAACAGTTGCGCGAAGACCGCGAGAATGAGGCAAGGACCGCCTACTTCTCCGCAATGTCGGCCTGCCAGAAAGAGCTTCCGGTCGTCACGAAGAACAAGCGCAACAGCCACACCAACTCGAACTATGCCGACTTGGCCGCGATCGAAGATCAGGCCATGCCGATCATTTACGCCCACGGCTTCGGCGTCTCGTTCCAGCCCGACGGTTATAACGACTTGGGCGAATTGCTGATCAAGTGGGAGATTTCGCATGCCGGCGGATACGTCCGCAATGGCGTCGGCGCTATCCCGGTTGACGGCGCAGGCGCCAAGGGTGGCGTGAACAAGACGGGCACGCAGGCCTTCGGCAGCACTGCCACCTATGGCCGCCGCTATCTCCTCTGCATGCTCTTCAACATCAGCACCGGCGACGACAACGACGGGAACCGCCCCAAGGGACCGGCCGGCCCGGTGAGCGAAGAGCAGGCCACGCAGCTGCGCCAGAAGGTCGACGACGCGGGCGCCGACATCGAGCGCTTCTGCAAGCGCTGGCACATCGGAGCCATCCCGGAAATGCCGGCGGCCAAGTTCGACGAGGCCATGGCCTCACTCGACCGCTTTGCCCAGCAGAAAAAACAGCGCCAGGACGAGGAGCAGAACAATGGATGATATGGTTCAGGGTACTGCCGAATGGCACGCAATGCGCCTTGGCAAGGTGACCGCCTCGCGCGTCGCCGACGTCATCGCCAAGACGCAGAAGGGCTTTGGCGCATCTCGCGCCAAATATGCGGGCGAGCTGATCGCCGAACGCCTCACCGGCTCGCCTGCCGAACGCTTCAGCAATGCCGCTATGGCTTGGGGAACCGAGCAGGAGCCTGAAGCGCGTAAGACCTACGAGTTTTACCGCGACACCGACGTTGTCCAGGTCGCGTTCGTTTCTCACCCGGTGATCGGCGACAGCGGCGCATCCCCTGACGGCCTCGTCGACATTGACGGGCTTCTGGAAATCAAATGCCCGGAAACCCACACCCACATCGAAACCCTGCTGAACAAGGAAGTGCCGTCGAAATACGTCACCCAAATGATGTGGCAGATGGCCTGCACTGGCCGGAAGTGGTGCGACTTCGTTTCCTACGATCCGCGCTTGCCGGAATCGATGCGGTTTTTCTGCCGTCGTGTCCATCGCGACGACGCGCTGATCGCCGAGCTCGAGAAAGACGTTGTCGCGTTCCTCAATGAAGTCCGCGGCAAGGTGATTGAGCTTCGCCGGCTCTATGAGGAGGCGAAAGCCGACGCGCCTGCAGAACTGCTCATGGCGGGCTGACCATGGCGACGAACAACCGCATCGTCGAAACCGAGCAGGCCCGCGAAATGCTGCTGCGCTTCGTGAAGGAGAGGAAACTCCCCTTCACGGCCAGCATCACCGACGGCAAGCACCGGACCAGCGACCAGAACCGGTTGCAGCGCCAGTGGGTGCTTGAGATCGCCGCCCAGCTGGGAGACCAGACCCCGGAAGAGGTGCGCGGATACTGCAAGCTTCACTTCGGCGTGCCGATCCTTCGCAACGAGAACGATGTGTTCAGGGCCGAATACGACGCCGTGATCATGCCGCTCCCCTACGAGCACAAGCTCAAGCTCATGATGGTCCCGTTCGACTTCGGAGTTACCCGGATCATGACGACCCGCCAGAAGACGGCGTTCCTCGACACGATGCACCGACACTATTCGGAGCAGGGCCTAGTCCTCACCAATCCCGAAGATTTGAAGCGGAGAGCCGCATGAACCCGAAGCTTCTTCATATCCTTCAGCATTCCCTCGGCGCCGATGAGTACGGTCGTGGCGGCGGTTATCGCGACCACTTCGTCACTGGCGAAGGGAGCAATGACCACGCCGATTGCATGGAGCTCGTCGAGGCGGGTTTCATGACGCGCCGCGCCACCATCGAGATGTACGGCGGTGATGACTTTTTTCGCGTCACGGAAGAGGGCAAGCTGGCGATGCTCCAGTACAGCCCCCAGCCGCCGAAGCTCACCAAGGGCCAGCAGCGATATCAGGATTACCTCGATGCGGATTGCTCCATGACCTTCATCGAGTACCTCAAGTACCGCGACGCTCGCGATAGGAGCGCAGCATGACCATCAGCCGTTCAATCAGCGTTTACATCAGCGAAGAGGCTGCCAAGCGCCTTGCCCGAATCTCCGCCGAGACAGGACGGCTCGTCGAAGAACTGGCCGAATGCTCAATCGAGGAGGCGGCGCTTGATTACTTCCGCCATCGCAAGGACGATCCGGCGAAAGGCGGTGCAGCATGACCGATCGCCCCATTCTCTTCTCCGCGCCGATGGTGCGCGCCCTTCTCGCTGGTCAGAAGACACAGACCCGCCGCCTGTTCAACGGCATTGAGCAAATGCCCAACGGAACTTTCCATATCTACGGCGGTATCGTCGGGGTGTCCGAGGAAGATGTTTCGAAGCATGCGCCGGACTATGTTCGCGTCTCCGCTGGCGACCGCTTCTATGTCTGCGAAACCCATTATCGTTTCGGCCACTGGCAGCCCGTCGCAACGAAGCGAACCAAAGCCGGGCGCCTGAAATGGCAGTTCGTTGAGGACACTTCCGAGATCCTCTTCGATGCGCCAGCCTTGTACCGCAAGGGTCGACATCACCAGGACCCCGAGACGCCGGCCTGGCACAAACGCCTCGGGCGCTTCATGTTCCGTCGACATTCGCGCCTCGCGCTGACCGTGACCGACGTTCGCGTCGAGCGCCTGCAGAATATCAGCGACGCGGACGCCATCGCCGAGGGCATCGAGCAGTCGGAAAGGTTTCCGGACCGCTATCTGACGCCCGCGGGCGATTACGCCCTTCCGAAGGTCGCATACCAGCGACTATGGGAGGCGATAAACGGGGCCGGCGCGTGGGAAGTCAATCCATGGGTAGCCGCATACACCTTCCGCGTCATCAGGCAGAACATCGATCAGATTGACCGGGAGGCCGCGTGATGTCGAACCGACAGCAACGCCTCGCCGCCCGATCTATAGAACGCCGTGGCCTTCGCGGTGACTGGGGAACCTGGCGCGTCACCAACCTGCCCGACGGCATCCCCGGCGGCAATGGCTGGTGCAAGGAAGTCCGTCACGCCCAGGCGAACAACATCTATGTCGTCCTGATCCGGCCATTCCTCGACGAGAACGGCGCCGAGGTCGTGCACTGCGCGATTCGGACCGCTTCAAACCTCGAACCGCCGTGGCGCGATATGCAGCGGATCAAGAACGAGCTTTTCGGTCCCGAGTCGACCGCCGTCCAGGTGATGCCGCCTCAGTCCGAGCTGATCGACGAGGCCGACATGTACCACATGTGGGTTCTGTCGGCGCAGCTCCCCTACAGCCTGTTCTATCGGAGTGCGTCATGAACGCCGTGAACCTCCTGTCCCTCTGCATAGCTGGCGGGCTCATCACATCGGCCATCCGAAAATTCCTCGAAGGGAAAGATGTCACATCAGCCGTCAGGCTCGGCATCGGCCTCTACGTCCTGTTTCTCACCGCAACGGTCATCGTGCCATGAGGTCTCTGCCCGAATGGATCGGCAAGACCGATGACGAGAAGGTCCCGCCGCGCGTCCGCCTTCGCCTGTTCGAGCAATACGGCGGCATCTGCCAACTTTCGAAACGGAAGATCATGGCCGGCGAAGCATGGGATCTCGACCACATCAAAGCCATCTGGCGCGGCGGCCAGCATCGCGAGACGAATCTGTGGCCGGTCCTCAAACAGCCGCACCGCGAGAAATCAGCCGAGGAGCAGCACATCCAGTCCAAATGCGACCGGACGCGCAAAAAGCACCTGGGCATCTATCCGAAATCGAAAGCCAAGATCAAAAACCGCGGCTTCGCGAGAACGAGGGACGCATGACCCCTATCACCGTTGAAATGAAGCTGGAAGCCACCCGAGCAATTCAGGATTGGCACCTATCGACCAGCGGATTCCCAATGAGCATCGATGAGGCGCTCCTCGTCGCGACCAATGTCCTTGAGGCTGCTCTCTCCTCCCGCTCCGCTGAAGCAGGCAACGCGATGGCGCAAGCCGCCGCCTCCGATGTAGAGACGACGGCCAGCTTGCACCCTGTTCCGAAGCAGGGGCTCCCTCTCTTCCACGAAGAGGGACGCACCGAGACTGTAGCCGGTACCGATCATCCAAACTTTCATGAAAGTGCCAAGTTATCGAAATCGTGCCATGAAAACACGAGGAAGAGCGCCGCTTCGGCCCGTATCGCCCTCGCAGCGCAAGCGGATCAGCCATGAGCACCCTCGATTTGTTCTCGAAGGAAACAACGTCCTCGGCGGTCATCTCAATCTGCGGCGCCTATCGCTACCGGCTCGAACGGCTATGGGATGTCGCCCTGCCAAAGATCGCGTTCCTGATGCTCAACCCATCCACGGCCGATGCCAACCAAGATGATCCGACCATTCGTCGATGCATCGGCTTTGCGAAGTCGTGGGGATTTGGCGGCCTGATCGTCGGGAATCTGTTCGCCTTACGCTCCACCGATCCGAAGGCGCTTTACGGCCATCCCGATCCTATCGGCCCCGAGAATGACCGGCACTTACTCGCAATAGCTCGGAGCTCCCGCAAGATCATTTGCGCATGGGGCACGCACGGCGCGTTTCGTGACCGTGGCCGGGAAGTAGCAGAACGCTTCGAGTTCTTCCCGCTTGCCGCGCTCAAGGTCACGGCAGACGGTCACCCGGGCCACCCGCTCTATGTCGCTGCCAGCACTCAGCCGAAGGAATACTTCGCGCCAGCCGCCCTCGCAACGCAAGGGGATCGGCCATGAGCACCCTCGATCTATCCAGCAACCCACTCCTCCTCAGTAGCGAGCAGGCAGCCAAGGCCCTGAACGTCTCGACCAAGACCTTGCGCGAATTCGTGAAGGCTGGCGATATAGCCTTTGTGCCGAGGGGAAGAGGCACCACTAAGCCCCGCCTCGGATTTCACATGGACGATATCAACGACTTCATAAAGAGCCGGAGAGACCGCGCGTGTCCGTCTACAAGCATGCCAAAAGTCCGTTCTACCAATACGACTTCCAAATCAACGGTCGTCGCTTTCTCGGATCTACAAAGGCTCGGAATAAGCAAAAAGCCCAAGAGATAGAACGGCAGCTGAAGGCGCAGGCCAAGAAGGATCTGGCCGACGAAGCGCGGACGGGCAACGTCCCCCTGACGATCGACCTTGCCGCCGGCCGGTATTACACCGAAGTCGGGCAGTACCACGCCTGCAGCGCCGACACCTATCGAGCGCTGGAACGGCTTGTACGCTTCTTCGGGAAAGATAAGCGGCTGTCCGACATCACCGACGGCAATGTCACCGCGCTCACCACCTGGCGGCGACAGCAGCAGCGATGGGGCAAGAAGGAATACAAAGACAAGCGAGAGATGCCGACGGTATCGCCCGCCACCGTCAATCGCGACACAACCGCAGTCCTCAAGAAGCTATTCACGCGGGCCAAACTGACGTGGAAATATCATTTCCCGTCCGAGCCAAATTGGAGGACCCACTGGCTGAAAGAGGCCGATGAAAGGGTGCGCGAGCTTCATCTGGAGGAAGGCCATAAGCTGGACGAGGCAGTCAGGGCCGACTACGAGCCATGGCTAGAGTTTGCCCGCATCACCGGCCTACGGCGCCGAGAAACCCTGATCAGATGGTCCGAGGTGAACTGGTTCGCAAAGCGCATCACCAAGATGGGCAAAGGAAGCCGCAAGGTTACGACACCGATCACGCCTGAAGTTTGGGCTATCCTCGAACCCCTAAAGGGCCACCACGTTGAATGGGTTTTCACCTATGTTGCCAAACGCAACAGCAAGGGAAAGACAAAGGGCCAACGCTATCCGATCACGTATTCCGGATCGAAGTCCGAATGGCAGCGCACCCGCGCGCGTTCCGGGATCGAGGATTTCCGTTTTCACGACATTCGCCACGATGTCGCGACGAAAGTCCTTCGCGCGACTGGCAACCTTAAGCTAACGCAGAAGGTGCTGAACCATGCGAGCATGAAGACCACCGCTCGCTATGCCCATGTGCTTGACGAGGAAGTTGCGGACGCATTAGAGAAGGTCGCAAAGTCCCGGAAAAAGTCCCGGACCAGCGGAACAGACGTCGCTTAACTATCTGGAAATTAAGCACGAAATCGGAAAGCGCGTCCATTCCTTCTAAGCAGGTTGTCGCAGGTTCGAATCCTGCAGGGGTCGCCACCACTTTTCCATCTAGTTGATACTCTTGGTCTTACCTGAAATTGGGTGCGACCAAAGACTGTGCGCCAACTGTTCTCACCTCGCCGCATGCTGTCGGCATAGGGCTAAGCTGGCGCGCCGCCAGGCGAGACAATCGATGAGGCCGACACGGCCGTCCCAATCAGCTGGGCGTCGACTACAGCGCACACGTTATCGAGGCGACCCTACATCGCGTCGCACCGACTCTCGGCTGGCGCTGAGCCGCAGCTGCTCGTTTCCTCATGCTGAACGATCGGGCGCTCAGGGAACTGGTGGCGGCTGCGCGGTCCCCTGGTAGTAATCACCTTCACCGGGCCCCATGAACTCATTCGTATAGCGTTCGCGTTCGTCACCCAACGTCCGGGCCGGCGGACGGTAGTAACCGTAAGCGCCGTACATCGGCATCGGCTCCACATACACATTGCCCGTCGGCATGGGATCAACATAGACGCCGCCGGGTGCAGGCTCGTAATAGTAGTTGTCGGCAAAAGCCGGTGCGGTGTTCCCGGCCAAGGTGACGACAAATGCGACGCATGACATTTTCGTAGAAATTCTCAT